CGTAACGGCACTTAATCACTTAAGGAGTTTCATATGGCGAAGTCGAAGTCTTCTTCTGAAGCTGGAAAGCCTCAGAGAGAGATCATCGAAATGACCCTCATGATCGTCCCTCGTGGTCAAAGTGTCGCACATGGTACCATGCTGTCAGATGGTCAGCTTAGGCAGTTCAAGCACTTGCTGAGTGACTCGGATAAAATCGAGATCGCTCAGCTTATGCACGAAATTGCCTTTCTGGTCTAGATCAGTTTAGGTACTTCGCGACAAGAGAACCCGCCCCGTAAGGGGCGGGCAATCTTCTCTCTCGTTCTACGTCCTTGTATCGTAGGCGAACCGTCGACGACATTCATCTTCCTGGAGTAGTTATGCCGAGGCCGAACCCCGAATATTGGAACACGACATGCCCCTGGACCAGTTCCTATGCTGGCTCAGGGACCGCTGTCACTCGTTCTCATAATCGGACTTACGCCTCGACTAACTCTCCTGGTTTTCCGTCATTTATGCAGAGCAATCCGCATACGATGGAAGTAATTGAAGAATGGCATGACTCGAGTGCGTACTGGAGTGATGAACGCGTGTATCCGTACACGTATAGAATCACTTGGGCAAAAGGCCCTATGTACTACTCGTCTCGTGGGGTGACTAGTAATCTAATGAGGATTTATGCCTCAGAAGAGAACGTGACATACCGAGCAAGGTCTAAGCTAGCTCATAAGGTGAAGCGGGATGAGGTAAACCTCGCCGTTTCGCTCGCTGAGTCTAGTCAGGCTTTTAAAATGTTCGGTAGCACCACCAAGCGGATCACTGATGCCTACCGTGCCTTGCGGCATGGTGACGTTCGTGGTCTTCGTCGAGCTATCAACGTGAGGCCAAGCCACCAAGCGTCGCTGCTAAAACGGGGTCCTCTGGACATCCGTAAGCATGCGCCGCAAATGTGGTTAGAGCTTCAGTATGGTTGGAAGCCTCTTCTTAGCGATATGTATGGCGCCGTAACACGGCTCCATCAGCGCGTTGAGGAGGGGTATCCTATCCGTGCCCGGGCCAGCTCTACAGAAACGGTAAAACGTACTGTAAAAGATGGCTGGACTGCTGGTATTGTACTCTACGACGTTACACAAGTGCAACGTAATAGGGTAAAATATTTAGTGGACTACTGGGTTGATAGCACTCTTCCGGCTAATCTTAATGATTGGGGTTTAACCAATCCTCTTGAGGTTATCTGGGAGTTGGTTCCGTACAGCTTTGTCGTGGACTGGTTCATACCAGTTGGCGACTTTCTTAGCACTTTCGATGCGTATCTCGGAGTAACCTTTAAACAGGGCTTCGAGGTAATCATTAAAGAGTGCCAAAGTGTAGCTGTATACAAGCCGACACCGGATATCTTTGGTCGCAAGTACACTGCTAGAGGGGTCGATAGTTGTAAGCACGCCGTTTACACAAGGAACGTCTTATCGACGTTTCCACGTGCCGGTTTGCCTAGACTAAAGAATCCTTTTAGCGCAATGCATGCCGCCAATGCGATATCGCTGATGTCACTTGCATTTGATCGGAAGTTGAAATAACCTTCGGTCATCTGCCTTCGCTGCTTAGGAGAACATTCTCCAAAGCGTTCCCAACCACGTAGTGCTAAACACTACTTTCCCTTTGAAAAGGAGGCCACGTGGCCGCAGTTGGTAATATCGTCATTAATGACGGGCAGGGTACCCCTGTCGCGCATACCTTCAGTCCGAGCTCCGTTACTACGGAAGTGGTTTCGTACCACGACCGTAGCGGCGGGATCGTTCTGGGGTTTCCTGAGCTGACGCTTGGTCAGAAGCTGCCGTCGAACGGTAGCGGCTCAATCAAGCACTCGCTCAAGATCTCCGTCCCCACATTGGAGACGGTCACTGGGTCGACTGGCGATGGCTTCGCGCCAAAGCCGACGTTGGCCTACAAGGAGCGTGCCTTCGTGGAGGTCTATCATGACCCCCGCAGTTCTCTTCAGGAACGAAAGAACCTGAATGCGTACCTCAAGAACGCGCTTGCAAACGCGGCTTGGACGACGCTTGTTGAGAACTACGAAGTTCCGTACTAACGGAAGCTATCATGGGCTCGCGTGAGCGTATGATAGTGAGAATAGTCCTTTGGCTCGTCGAGCGGTATCTTCGTGAGAAGTACAAGCTGATGACGCCCGAGGACTTGCAGGTAGTCGTTAAAAACTACCTCGCCGAGATGCAGAATCTCGGAATCTCCTTCGTGTTGACACAATCTAAAGTAGGTGAACCGCATGAGAAACTCAGCGATTCGGATCGTACTCAGCAAGCTGAACCGATCCAACACGTCTAACCGTCACGGCATCCAGGTGCAAATCTGGAAGCCTTTGGCCTCATGGACTCTGCGCTCCCCTTGGGGCAAAGAGTTTGTGAATAAGCCAAACTGCTTGGACAACGTAGTGTTTGGGCACATTGAAGATGTGCTTATCCACTACGATCTGTGCAGACCGACGGGAAATCGACTCAGCCAGTACTCCGTTACTATGACTCTTCATATGGATGCTGGAGATACTTGCTTGGCACACGTTGAGATGCCCCTTGATCGGGGCGCTCTTCGTGTGGTCAAGAGGTTCTTCAGCGCTGTAGAGAAGCGAAACGCTAGAGACTATATAGATAGTCAATGGCTAACGCACATCTACAGCTTTATCCCTCTGGGAGAGGCTTTATCGGAGGTTGGCTAGCATGCGTACGGGTAAGAAGTCCAATGGACGACCTGGCCCTATACGGCGTATGCGACGTGACCTGACCCCTGAAGTGATCCTCCGCTTCTATGAAGCGTTGGATACCCCTGTGGCCTTGTCATGCGCCGTGCTTTTCCGTTTCGGAGAGCACGAGCAATTGGCAAGGAAGTCTCTCAATCCACGTGAGTACGTGGACCAGGAGGCTTTCTTCCTCGACTATCTGGCAGTTCGCTTCTTATCGAAGTTCACTGGCTTAGATACGGGGATAGACACACAACGGGTCGCAGTCGAAGAGTTCCTTCGTTGCGAACGCAAATGTGAAGTTGTCAACGACCAGTTGACGGACCTCTTTGTTGAAGATCCAATCATATCGCTGAATAGCGACAGTGATTGGCGGTTTTCCAGGATTATTACCTGGTTGGCTGGAAAAATATCTTCAGTCTTGGGTCCTTTCGATTGGGATGAGGCGCTTAACAAATGCCGCTTTGGGCCCGGTGCGACTACTCGCATCGGGGGGACGAAGACCTCTGCGTACGAGAAATTCCAAGGAATTCCTCACTCTACGCGTGGGGCGCTACCTTACCTACTGGGCGTTTCGGAAGCGTGGGAGAATTTCCCCCACAAATTCGAAGTCGTTTCAGGAAGCGAGGTAACCTTCGTCCCGAAGAATGCTAAGACGGACCGTCCCATTGCCATAGAACCCTGCATGAATCAGTTCGTGCAGTTAGGACTTGGCAAGGTGATTCAGGAACGTCTTAAGCGCTTCGGTGTTGATATCCGAGATCAGACCCGGAATCAACAGCTCGCGTACCAAGGGTCTGTTTTTCAGACCCATTGTACTGTAGACATGAAGAGTGCTTCTGATTTGATATCCCGAGTTGCCGTGCAGCTCTTGCTGCCCGACGACTGGCATGTCATGTTAGACGCATTCCGAAGTCATCAGTACACCCTCGACGGTAGTGTGAAGAGTTTTAGCAAGTTCTCCTCAATGGGGAACGGCTTTACCTTTCCACTGCAGACCTTACTGTTTTGGGCTCTTGCGAGCCTTAGCTGTAAGATGTCTAACGTCGGTTCTAGCCAAATAGGCGTCTATGGAGATGACGTTATCGTCCCTCCAGAGGCCTATGCGACGTTCCTCCGTTTGCTCAATCTGTTTGGCTTCGAACCTAACCCTGAAAAGAGTTATGGTGAGGGGCCTTTTAGAGAGAGCTGCGGTAAGGATTACTTCGCAGGCTGGGATTGTCAACCACTCTATTTAAAGGAACCATTCCTTGAAGGCTTGGAACTCGTTAAATTTGCTAATCGTTTGCGTCGTCTTAGCAGTCGTAGCCGCAATGGCCATGGCTGTGACAGGCGATTTCAAACGCTCTGGCAGTACTGTGTCTCCGAACTGCCCCGCGATATCCAACGAACTTGGATACCAGACGGGTACGGAGACGGCGGACTACTAGTCTCTTTTGAAGAGGCCTGTCCGCAAAGGGCGCCTCATGTGGGTGATGGTAAATCACACTCGCATGAGGTACCCCTTGGTATTGAAGGCTACATCTATCATAGATGGGTCTTCAAACCTTCGCAGTACGAGATGGTTGATGAGGTGGGTACGCTACGGTACGCATTGTTCAGCGCCGAAAGGATTAAAAGTCCTCCTAGGGGTTGGATGGTAAACGGCCGTACACCGGATGACTGTTACGTAGAAGTACGGGACAAGTCATTCGACATTTACCGGGACTTCGATGCGCCGGAACATGATCCAAGGGGTCATGTGAAGGCATCACATCGTCGGAAAGGTAAATGGGTGCGACGAAGGGGCGTGGC